ACCACAGAAAATACATCTTCTGCTGGATATATGTGGTTTGATAATGGAACCTTTAAAATTAGTAGAAATGCAGGAGTATGGTCTACTGGTCCTAATATGATTTGTGGACGTGCTGGCCCAGGTGGATTAAAAGGATCAGAATCCCAAAATGCAGCATTATCATTTGGGGGGGCCGTACCTGGGAATAGAACAAATCTTACTGAAGAATATGATGGTTCTTCTTGGTCAGCAGGTGGTGTTCTTCCTTTAGGGATTGGTTTTGTAGGGGGTGCAGGAACTCAAAATGCGGCACTTCAAGCTGGTGGAGAAACTCCAAGTTCACCGACTTTTAGAACTGAAACCTCAGAATATGATGGTTCTTCTTGGTCAGCAGGTGGTTCTTTAATTAATGGGAGAGGCCGAGGAGCAGCAGCAGGATTTCAAAATAGTGGAATAACATGGGGAGGTCGTAATCCATCGATTGACCTGTTTATGACTTGTACTGAAGAATATGATGGTTCATCATGGTCAACAGGTGGTGCTTTAGGAAGTGGGGGACGTTATCAGGCAGGAACAGGAACACAAAATGCTACTTTATCAGCAGGTGGAATGTTTTGTGGAGATCCTTCTTACAGATATTCACTCACTTTTGAATATAATGGTACTTCTTGGTCAAGTGGTAATTGTCAAATTCATCGTAGAATATACGTGGGTTCATTAGGAGGAAATCAAAATGAAGCTGTTTTAGCAAAAGGACGAATTGGCCCTAATTCTACATCCTTAACCGAAGGATGGGATGGTATTGCTTGGTCTAGCCAAAATACTGCAAATTTATCTTCCCAATTTCCTTCTGGAACAGGTTCATCTTCTGGATTAATAGTATATGGAAATGGTAATTGTACCACTGCTACAGAATCATACACACCACAATTACACGCTAAATCTTTATAATTTAAAATATGGCATTATTTGGTCGTTTACGAGATGTAAGTTTAATTAGAGGATTAAACAGGGAATTGATGGGTGATATAATCACCCAACAAGCTGCTTTCTACAAATATAAATTAGAAGAAACAAAAGTAAATTTATATGGTGAGGCAGCTGGATCTAAATTTTATGATGGTCCATATTTATTTAACTGTTTAATTGAAAGAGAAAACCAAGCTTACCCTGAAGATGACACTGGAATTGGATTTGGACAAGGTATTGAATTTAGATTTTTACGAGCTGATCTTGTAGATGCTAATGTAGTACCAGAAGTAGGAGATATTATTTTATACCAAGATAAATACTATGGAGTAGATTCAACAGTATCAAACCAATATTTTATAGGTAAAAATCCAGATTACCCTAACAATGAAAACCCATTAAACCCTGGTTTAGAAGATTTTGGTGCTAATTTATCTATAATTTGTAAAACATACTATATACCTGCAGATAAAGTAAATATTTCCCCATATAAAGAAAGATTTTAATGACACAATACAGAAAACCAATACCAAAAAAACAAAAGCAAATAAGTAAAGGCTTACAAGATGCTTTTGATACAACTCGAGGTAACCCTAATCAAACGGTTAACCCTAATGAGTCACAAACTGGTATTGATTTTAATCGTGGTCATAAACTTAGTATGAAAAATGATTCATCTAAGTTACTTACTATTGGTATTCAAGATTTAGATGAAGCTGTATTTTATTATTTTGATAACGTTATAAAACCTTTTGTTTATCAAAATGGTCAAAGACGAAGTGTACCATTTATTTATGCTGCCCCTGAAAGATGGAAATCATACCAACGAGATGGGTATTATAGAGATAAAGGTGGAGCAATAATGTTACCTATTATTGTTGTTAAACGTAACAATATTGAAAAAGATAGAAGTGTATACAATAAATTAGATGCTAATATGCCTAATTTGTATGGTAGCTTTCAAAAATCATATAATCCAAAAAATGCATATGGTAATTTTAATGCATTAAATAATAGAATACCAGTTAAATCTTATAATTTAGCAGTTGTTCCTGATTTTGTAACACTAAATTATAGTTGTGTTATACAAACATATTACATGGAGCAATTAAATAAAATTATTGAATCAGTAGAATATGCCTCAGATTCATATTGGGGTGATCCTGAACGATTCAAGTTTAGATCATTTATTGATTCATTCCAAACTACTACAGAACTAACAGCAGGTAAAGATCGTTTGGTTAAAGGAGCATTTGATATTAGATTACGAGGGTATATTATACCTGAAGTAATGCAAAAAGATGTTACCGCACTTAAAAAAGTAAACTCAAAAGCTAAGGTATCAATTACTTCAGAGACAGTAACTAATATTAATGATGTTCCTTGATTAAATAAATAAAGGTTATTATATTATTAATCAATGAAAGTTTTATTTTTAGCACCACATTTAAGTACAGGAGGAATGCCTGCGTTTTTATTAAAACGTATTGAGGCATTACTTGGTTATACAGATACCGAAGTATTTGTTATAGAGTGGAAAAGTTATAGTAATACTTATACTGTACAACGTTCTCAAATTCAAAACTTATTAGGTAATAATTTTATCCCATTTTGGGGTGATATAGAAAAACAAAAAACCATAGTCGATTTTTGTTATCAAAAACAAATAGATATAATTCATATAGAGGAAATACCCGAAGGGTTTGATGGTCATAATCCTTTTGATTTTGAATTACAAAAAGAATTATATAATAAAAAACACCCATGGAAAATAGTAGAAACTTGTCATAATGTTTATTTTAACCCTGATGAATATAAATTACTAGAACCTGATGGTTATTCTTTTGTAACACCTTATCATTTAAATAATACTTTTAAAAATAGACAGGCTAAAAAAACCATCATACCTTTTCCTATAGATCCTACTATACAGTACTTTGATACCCAAAGTAATTTATTAAAAAATAATGGATGGCTTACTAAAGGAGAATTTCATATTTTAAATATAGGTTTATGGACCCAAGGAAAAAATCAAAAATATGCTTTAGATATAGCTAAATCTTTATATGAAAAGTATGGTTGGACTTATATTTTCCATTTTATAGGAAATCAAGCACCTAATTTTAAAGATTACTGGGAACCATTAATGAATGATTTACCTCCTAATGTGTTTATTTTAGGAGAAAGGGATGATGTAGATAAATATTTTAAAATGTGTGATTTAATGTTATTTACTTCTACTTGGGAATGTAATCCAATCGTGCTAAAAGAAGCTATATCTAATAATATTCGAATTATGGCTCATAATTTAGAACATTACCAAGATGAATATACAGATTTTATAAATCCTTTAAGTGGTGATATTAAAATTGATAAACTTAAAGTTTTAGAAACTATCCATTCACCCATAAAATACCAACTTGATTTTCATGAAAATGATGTTAAGAATTTTGCTTTAGAACATATATCGTTTTATAAAAGTTTAAATGAAAAATAAGATATTAATAAGTTTTAATTTAACCCCCAAAGTAGAAATTCAAGGGGAAAAAGAAAACAATTACAAAATTGAATTTATTGATAGTGATACTAACCAAGTAATCCACACTGATAATATTAAAAATAATATGTGGGCTCAGGTTAATAGAAGATGGTATACTAATTGGGTTATAAAGGTAAATAATAAGGTAGAACATATATTTAACTTAACTGGAAAAAAAGTTAAAATATCCTTTGAATCTAAATCAATAGGAGATACTTTAGCTTGGACTCCCCAAATAGTAGAATTTCAAAAAAGATATAAATGTGAAGTATACGTTTCTACTTTTCATAATGAATGGTTTAATAATATAAAAGAATATAAAAATTTAAATTTTATTTCACCTGGGGTAAGTGGTGAATTTTATGCTTATTATTCTTTAGGGTGGTTTAAAACTGATAGTAAATGGGATGAAGGAAATTATCATTTAAATAAACCAAATACTATCCCCTTAATACAGACTGCTACTGATATACTAGGTTTACCATATAAAGAAATAAATTATGGTATTAACTTTACCCCAGGGAAAAGACCTATAAAAGAAAAGTACATTTGTATTGGTCCACGTGCAACTGCTGGTATAAAAGAATGGCCTTACCACTATTGGGAATTTTTAGCTAAAGATTTAGTGCAATTAGGATATAAAGTAGTTAATTTATCATATGAAGGATTTAACCATCAAAATATAATAAATAAAGAAAAATTAAATTGGGAAGATACATATAATTACCTATACCATACAGAATTATTTATAGGGTTAGGATCTGGTTTGTCATGGTTTAATTGGGCTATGAATAAACGTACGTTAATGATTAATAATTTTATACCTTATGGATATGAAATGACACGTAATTTAACTAAAATTGAAGATCATTCTGTATGTAATAATTGTTGGGTTGATAAAAGATATCAATTCGATAAAGGCAATTGGGATTGGTGCCCCAGACACCAAGATACTATATCCCAACATATTTGCCATAAAGCAATCAAACCTAAAGTAGTTTTAAAGAAAATCCAATATTTATTAAAGTTCAAATAATCAATATATATTTATAATCAAAATCAATAATTATGTCAAACGTAATCAAGTTACAAGAAGAAGAGTTGCAAGCGGTTAAAGAAAATCAAAATCAAATTAACCAAATAGTTTATAATATAGGAGCATTAGAATATCAAAAAACAAAACAACTTCCTGTATTAGAACAACTTCAAAATGCTCAAAAAGAATTAGCTCTGAACCTTCAGGAAAAATATGGTGAGGGGAATATCAATTTACAAACAGGTGAATTAACTTTAGTAGATTCGACAGAATCAATAGAATCATCAAATCCCACGGAATAAAATGATTTTTTGAGGAGGGTTTTAATATTTATAAGAAAATAATACTTAAATAAACACATAAAATGGCAGAAACTCTATTATCTCCTGGTGTATTAGCACGAGAAACTGACCAATCATTTATTCAAGGGCAACCTATTCAAGCTGGTGCTGCTATTTTAGGACCTGCTTCTAAAGGTCCTGTTGGTATCCCTACACTAGTTACTTCTTATAGTGAATACCAAGCAATATTTGGTAGTGATGTTACTAGTGGATCTCAACAACATGAGTATCTAACACAAACCTCAGCAAATAATTATTTCTCTCAAGGAGGGACTTCATTATTAGTTACACGTGTACAAAGTGGTAGCTTTACAGGTGCTTCAAGTACTTCAATTTTAAATGGTGATGCTGCATCTTCTTTTACCTTAGAAACCTTAACCGAAGGTGAAATAGCAAATAGTTCAGGATCAGAAGGTTCTAATAATACTTTAGAAAATGGTTCTAAAGATAATATTAGATGGGAAATTCAAGGGTCAAATATTAATAATGGAACATTTAGCTTACTAATTCGTAGAGGAGATGATAGTTCTAAACAAAAGAATGTATTAGAAACATTCCAAGATATATCATTAGATCCTAAAGCATCTAACTACATTTCTAAAGTAATAGGAGATACTTCGTATAGTGTAGCACAAGATGGTACAGATTATTATGTAAAATCTAATGGTACTTACGTTAATAAAAGTAAATATGTTAGAGTAAGTGCTGTAAGTACCCCAACAGTTGATTATTTTGATAATAATGGAACCGCAAAAGCTGCTTTAACAGGATCTATCCCAGCGGATGGTTCAGGATCATTTACAGGTGCTACTGGTACTTTATTTGATGGTCAAGAAGCTTTATTTAATGATGCCATTACAAGTGCTAATGTTCAAGGTTTAAGCCAACTAGATTATACTCAATCTATTAACCTACTAAGCAACAAAGACGAATATAGATATAATTTGATTACTGCACCCGGACTAAATTATACTGACCATGGGACAGCAGTAAATTTATTAGTATCTACAGTAGAATCACGTCAAGACGCTATTGCTGTAATTGATTTAGATGGTTACGATAATACTATTGGAACAATTACATCTGCAGCATCTGGATTTGATTCAAGTTATGCTGCTACTTACTGGCCATGGCTACAAACACTAAACACAACTGGACAAACAGTATGGGTACCTGCTTCAGCAATGATTCCTGGAGTATATGCATTCACAGATAAATCAAGTGATGCTTGGTTTGCTCCTGCTGGTCTAACTAGAGGTGCTTTAGGAAATGTAATTAAAGCCGAAAGAAAATTAACTTCTGGAAACAGAGATACTTTATATGCTGCTAATGTTAACCCAATTGCAACATTCCCAGGAAGTGGAGTTGTAGTATTTGGTCAGAAAACATTACAAAAACGTTCAAGTGCATTAGATAGAGTAAATGTACGTCGTCTATTAATTGAATTAAAAAATTATATTTCTCAAATTGCTGATAATTTAGTATTTGAACAAAATTCAATCGCTACAAGAAATAGCTTCCTAACTCAAGTAAATCCTTATTTAGAAGGAATACAACAAAGACAAGGATTATATGCTTTTAAAGTAGTAATGGATGAAACAAACAATACTGCTGATGTAGTAGATAGAAATGAGCTTGTTGGTCAAATTTACTTACAACCAACTAAAACAGCTGAATTTATTCTATTAGATTTCAATGTATTACCAACTGGAGCAACATTCCCAGCATAAAAAACAAAAAATAGAATATTTATAATAAACAGAACATAAAATGGCAGTATTAGATAGCAACGAAATTTTTTACACAGCTTTTGAGCCAAAACAGAAGAATAGATTTATTCTATATGTAGATGGTTTTCCGTCGTATATTATGAAAGGAGTAGGAGCCGTATCATTGACTCAAGGCACAGTACCTTTAAATCATATTAACGTACAAAGGTTTGTAAAAGGAAAAACAACATGGAATACAATTGATTTCACATTGTTTGATCCAATTACACCATCTGGGGCACAAGCTGTAATGGAATGGGTTCGCCTACATCACGAATCAGTAACTGGTAGAGACGGTTA